AGACAGAAAGGAGGAGGGGAAGAAATCTATTTTTAGGAGAATGGAGGTTAAGGGGGAGACAGAGAGGAGATGAGGAGCGTGGTGTTGGCGTTGGCGTATAATGATGGTTGGCAGGGAGGAATAGCGATGGGAAGAGAGAAGAGGGGAGGAGTAGGGAAGAGGGAGGAGGGAAGGTGGAGCGGATTCCCTTTCAATCATTGGCCAACCAAGCCCTGTCACAGCCCCACTGGATCCGCTGACAGCCAATAGCCAATGCGGGTAGTGAGGTACAAACTATTGCAGGGTAAGGGGCGGGCGCCCTACATTCGAAACAGAGGGTGGGGGGCGGGGGTGGATTGGGGGCATCCCAAATATATCGTAACTGTTTTTTACTCTTATTTTTTAAATCATGGAGGACGGCACTATGGATATCGATAGGCTGAAAAGACTTTTAAACGAGGATGATGAATTGATAGGACTCATTGGGGATCGACTGAAAAAGATCTACTGGACTCCGCGGGTAGAAAGTGATGGATGGCAAACTATTCCGGGCAGCGAGTGGCGCATTATAAAGATGCCAGCCACCTACGAATTTGTATACCCAAAGATTATGAAGGGAGGAGAATAATGATGGGAAAGAAAATCTACAGCATTACGAATGTGGCACTTGCGAGGGCGCTCGGCTCTAAGGGCGCGGAGAGGATGATCGAAGCGATAGAGAGCGGTGACTACTACGACGGCTCCATCAAGACGGCTATGGGCAAGCTGAGAGGGAAGCTCAAGGACGACACCCTTCTACCCATTGATGCGAAGGTTAGGAGGTATAGGTGCGACTTCCTATTCGAGTGCATCGAGGTGATGATGACACACGACGAGTTTATAGACACGGAAGAGGGGGAGCAACTGCCTATCGTACGCATACTTGCAGAGGACGTCGACGACGATGCCTGAGATCGGAGTGTCTAGGGAGTTTCTGGAGGGTGTCGAGGGCATTCCACATTGGAAAGCTCTCTGCTCGTCGATAGAGTATTACATCGAGCACCTCCACCTGCCAGACAGCTGGTTTGACGGAGGTGGGGTCATCGCGGATGCGCTGAAGTTCCAGTACTTCACGCGACTTCTGAGGGAGGACTTTGACCTGAGGCATCGCAGGAGGAACAGCCATCCGCGACTATTCAGGGCGCTGTTGAAGTATGGGATAGGGGACGACGAGATACTGTGGTGGTATATTCTAGAATTTCTCGGCTTTAAGATACAGCGACGCGCGGTATGCAAGCTACACAATGAGGAATTCGATAAATTCGACTACCCTCACGCCGCTCCATTTGATTATATTAGCGACATGTTCTTTGAGCGGACGCGAAACTCTATTGCCTTCGCTAATAGAACGGGTGGGAAGACGACGGAGGTGGCCATCCTCAATCACCTTGACATGGCGTTCAAAGCGGATTGTGAGGTAGCGTCTGCCGGCTCGACCCTCGATCAAGCCGGAAAGGTGTATAAATATTTCGTCGCGTTTCACCGTCACCCTACTATCTCAGCGATGTGCGAGAGGCCGCCAACGAGGGGCTCAACTACCTATGTCAATAACTCCTTCCAGGAGGTGGTCACGGGGTCGATTAAAGGGCTGAACAGTCCACATCCGCAGAAGGCGCGCATCGACGAGGTTGAACTAATGGACTGGGGAGTTCTGCAGGAGGGCCTATCGATGTCGATGTCTAAAACCACTGAGGATGGCAGGGACATCATGGGGCAGAACACCTTTCTGTCGACGAGGAAGTACGACGTCGGCACGTTTCAACGACTCCTAAACGAGGCGGAGGATAAGGGGTGGAAGATCTATTGCTGGTGTATATGGGAGATCCTTGAGAAGTGCGAGCGTGAGTGTAGGGGTGACGAGGTGCGCGGTGACTGCCCGATCTTCGAGAAATGTAGGGGGATGGCCCACCACTGCTCAGGGCACTATAAGATTGACGACTGGATCGATAAGGCGAGGAGTATTAGCACCCCCGTCCTTGATGCACAGTGGTTCTGTAAAAGGCCCTCCACTGTCGAGTTAGTCTACGGAGCGCAGTGGAATAGGGAAGTCCATTTTGGTAATAGCCTCAGCATTGTACCGATGAGTAATGTTCTCGTCATGTCGGCGATCGACTTTGGTTCGTCTCCAGGGCACCCATTTGTCTATCAGAAGGCGTATGTGGATTATAGCGATATCTTTAGAGCCCTTGACGATACCGAACCAGGTAGAGAATTGTCATATAAATTGACATTCTATATTTTTTATGAATACCGCTCAGGTGCAGATACTATCGAGGGACATAGTCGGAGGATTAAGGCCTCGCCCGCGTGGGCGGCGCAGGAGATCATCTTCGCCGATCCCTCTGCCAAGCAGGCCCGCATCGATCTCCTAAATCTCTATAAAATTAATACATACTCTGCAATCAACGATGTTGAGAATGGCATAGAGCTCGTGCGCGCGCACATGGAGACGTGGCCTGACTATGAGGAGGGTGGCGCTCTTAAAAGCAATTATTATATCCTTGAGAATTACCTTGATTGTCAAGATGAGGAATTGGTAGGGACCGATGTCGAGATGGGTCGCTATAGGTACCCGAGGACCGACGAGGGAAAGATTTCAAGTAAGGTTCCCCTAAAAATTGACGATCATGGTTGCGACACTACTCGATATATCATTCAGTCCTGCTATCAAATTATCCTGCCCCTTATCATACCTCCAGAGGAAGTGGTCGAGCAAGAGGGGTTTTGGTATAGGAGAAGGAAAAGGTAATTTTGTTAACATGGTCTCGATAAGTTATAATATCAAGTAAAACTTGATATTTTGAGAGGATGGCGCGATATGAAACTCTTAGAGGGGTTTAGAACGAGAAGAAGTTTAAAAATACAGCAGGATAAATTCGAACTCGAGAGGATCGAACTTGCTACAGAACAACTCAGTAATATTTTTAAGAAAGAGGCAGATCCGTCGCAACGCCCTGTTCCGACTGAACCTGGCGATAGTAATTGGATTATGATAGGGGCAGAGAGCGGTGATATTAGCGATGTCACTGGTTATAACCACTATGAAATGCTTGCAGTGGCTTATAAGGCTTTCGCCACAAACCTCTATGCAAAAGCTATTGTTCGGAACTTGAGTAAATTCGTTCTTGGCAAGGGACCGACTATTAAGCCTGATAGTGAGAACGAGAAGGTGAAAGATACTTGGGATAATTTTGCCAAGATGAATAAATGGTCACTGCGAGAGAAGGAACTCGTCAAGAGGGTTTTCAGAGATGGGGAGATTTTTATACGGCGCTTTGTTGACAAGAACAACGGAGACGTGAAAATACGTTTTATGCGGGCTGAAAAAATACGTAATCCCGTAAAAGAAGGGGATTTACGGGCTGGCGAGCAGGTGACTTTTGGTATTGGTACCGATCCGAATGACGTTGAGGACGTGAGGACGTATTATCACTGTGATGCAGAGGGAAACCTGATTGAAGCAATCGAGGCCGATGAGATTATCCACATTAAAATATTCGTCGATAGTGATGTAAAGCGAGGCATGAGCGCACTATTGACGGCATTGCCGATGATTGCGAAGTATCTTAACTGGCTCGACGACAGGATTATCCTTAATAAAGTGCGTTCGGCGATTGCGCTCATCAAAACCGTGAAGGGCACGAGCAATACGGTAGAGAGTTTGCGCGAGGCCCAAATGGCGCAGCACCAAAGTGCAGATCGCAATAAACAGCAGGCTTTTGCCGCTGGTACCGTTATTACGGCCAGCGAGGGGATTGAGTATGAGATGGTGTCGCCAAATATTAATGCTCCGGATGTCAAGGATGACGGCAGGGCCATGCTATTGGCGGTGGCGGCTGGGTGTGGGATGCCCGAAATGATGCTCACCGCTGATTACTCGAATGCCAATTATAGTTCGTCTGTTACTGCACAGAATCCGTTTGTCAGAGAGATCGAGGACTGGCAGGACTTCTTCGGTTGGTATTATAATGAAATATTCGTTTGGGTTATCTCCGCAGGCAAGGATTATGGTGAGATCCCAAAAGACGAAGAAGAGGGCTGCGCACTTGAATGGCCGCCCCTCATCCTTGCAGATATTATGAAGAATAATCAAGCAAGGAAAATTCAACACGAGAGTAAAATACTTTCCCGCAAAACATGGCGACATAAAGAGGGACTTAATAGCGAGGAAGAGGAGCAGAATATTATTGAAGAGGACGGCATGGATATTTATAAAGTGCCTTTTAATCTACCCATTGCGCCCGCCAACCAGTGGGGCGCAATTGATGAGGGCAATGAGAGTGAATGGTCAGATGAAGAATAAAACTCTATGTGAATGTGGTTGTGGTGAGTATGCCAAGTTGGGGAATCGATTTTTAAAAGGCCATTCATCAAGAATGAAGTGGGTTAGAGAAAAGATAAGTAAAAGCCATTCTGGAAAGTCTCTTTCAAAAGAACATAAAATGAAATTAAGCGAATCTCACAAAGGCGAGAAAAATCATTTTTATGGCAAGGCTCATTCTAAAGAGTCGATAGAGAAAATATCTAACGCTCACAAGGGTAAAAAATTAAGCAAACTTCACATTGAAAATTTGAAAAAATCAGCTCTTCGTGGTGATGATAATCCTGCTAAACGATCTGAAGTTAGAGAAAAAATAAGTGAGAAAATGAAAGGCAGGGTTATAACAAAAGAATGGCGAGAGAAAATATCTAATGCTCATAAAG